TTGGTCATTTTTTAACCCTTCAACTTCATTTTCCCAGTGATCTACAACACCTGTATCTATTAATTCCCCATAAAAGTCATATGTTGGATTTGATGGTGTATCAAAAACCGGCATACCATACCTATCCATAAACCCTTCGTAATTCCATTCCATTGGTATAAACAAACTATATAATCCAGATTTAGTTTGTCCGTTTTTATTTCTTTTTGTTACATCAGAATCTCTAAATAATCTCTTAAAATTATCACCACCTTTATCTAAAGCGTTTGACGTACTTCCCATCATGCATTTACCAATAACCCTACTACCTAATCGTAAACAAGTTTTTGTTACCCTCCAGTTATTTAAAATATTATCAGGTCTCTCCCATTTCCCACTCTCATCATGTACTAGTAAATTGAGTTTTTCCCCATCATAACTATTATCACCAGTATTTTTCCAGTCAATAGTTGTATCTAAACCTACAATCTCTTCAATTTGTTCATTCGTCTGAAGTTTCTTACGAGTAAACTTTTGAGCCGGAACCCTATATGCAAGTTCAGTCTTTGGTCGATAGTAGCAGCATTAACTGTTTCCGCACTTGCCATAAACGAGAAACCAGATCGTCTATTTTTAAGGTAGCATATTCCATAAGCACGTTTATCTGCTTTACAAGCTTCCCAATATATGTAGAATAATCTATTGGATTCTCTAAATTCAGGAGCACCCACATCAATTTTTGACCACTGAAGATACATATAGTGAGTACCGGTAAGATAAGTAGACTTACCGTTATTATTAAACCAAAAACCATTGTCCCTACGATTGAATTCCTCATTTATGTAATCAAACCATTTATCTTTATGTTCATTGGGATAATCTCTCCAATCAAAAATGGTTTTAACACTTTTTAATGCTTTTGGATATTCGAACTGCTCCCAGTATTGTTCTTTTTTCTTCTTTGACCTACTATATATACCTGTAGGTTTTGGTAAGGCAATTTTTAAATTTTGAATTTCATAAATCTCACCTATCTCACCAGTTTTACTTATGACTATAATATCATGTTCTTTATTATAACCATACTTCCATTTCTTACTTTTATTAAGCCTTTTTAACGTATTAATTCGTATTGGCTCAATTATTTTATATAACGTTTGTTTATACATTATTTAGATCTTCTTTCAGCAAAACCTTGGAATGTATTATCTTTTTGCTTTGTTGGTTTATCTTCTAGTATATTTCTTTCTTCTTCAATTCTATTCAATATTTCAAAAGCATCAAATATAGCTAACTTTTTTGTTGCCGCTGCATTTTTTAATCTATCAGCTGAAACATCATCTTCTGAGTCAACAATTTTTTCTTTTGCTACTTTAATTAACTCATCAACTGCTTTATACCCAGCTTGGATTATATTCTTCTTCTTGTCCTTGATATTCATATTTAATTGAAATGTCTTGTGTAAAAACTCTATATAATCTTTCACCATCAATGATAAATTCATATTCACTATACGGTGTAAATCCTATTAGATCTCCAACATGTATATTTGGTAATGTATTATCTGTATATTTTAATACACCAATTAATGGTTGTTCTTTGTCAACACTTAATGTATTATAAGATTTGATTGGTTTTACAAAACAATACCCAAATGGAGGTGTCCATTTTTTGTTACGTTTGTATAAAAATACTTGATCTTTTTTTACCGCATATGTATTTTCATCTATATAGCTTTTACTATTTTTTTCTTCACCCCTTATATTATGCCATCTCCTAAATACATTATGATGTACTATTATAGTATCACCAGGTTGTATATCTGTTTTTTCTAATATCGGTATAGATAAAACTTTAGCTTTTCTATTTACATATTGATGATTACCAATTTCAGCGTTTAATATAAGTTTTTTTTTACCAACTTTTTTGGTATTGTTATATCTTTTACCTATTGGTGTAATTATAAAATTATATAAACTATGCATTAATATTCAAGATTATATTCAATAGATATTGCCATGTTTTTATTAAAATCTTTCCATGGTAATATATCTTTATCTTTTTTTATATAAATACTATATTTACTATCATCTTCTATAATATCACAAATAATATGCCCGCCGTAAACCTCTTGGCCAACGGCGTAATGCATAGCTTCATTTTTGTAATCTTTACCAACACTAATTTTACGAATTACCCTGCCCATCGATTTCCGAGATTGACCCGTCTTGTATATTAATGCTTACCTTACCGTATTGATTTTCCATTTTATCTTGAAAATCCTTTAGGGTTTTTTTAAATTGTGGTATTGCATTTACCAATTCATATTTCTGTGATTCGATTCTACCCAACTCCATTTGAGCTTGATTAATTCTGTTCACATATCCCTGAAGTTCCTGTAGTTGTTCATCAGTGATTTTTTCTACTTTTGCTTTTTCTGCTTTTTTATTCATAATTAATTAAATTTTAGTTAAAATTATACTTTATTACTATTACATAAATAATAATATTATTAACAGGCTAATGTCCTAAACTTTATATGGGAACCTTTCATTATTATTTTTTTATATTCTTTTCGTTTCCTTTTGTAATATACCAACCCTTATATTTTTCTCTTTTATTATATATATAATCAAAATAATCATCTATTTTCTTTTTCCAATCTTTATCTACATTAGGATTAATTATTCCAGACTTAGGACTAGAAAAAGTTTTATTAATCCAATCAATACCATTATCTTGATTATCGTATAAGTATTTACTTATGTGATAAAACGATACTTGATGGTGTTTATTCCACACATCAGTTGGTTCTATTGGTTTTCCTAATACCATAGCATAAATAACACTTTCACTCATATGTGTAGAATATACTTTTTTAGCTTTTTCTAAAAAATAATACATATCAATATCTCTAGGTAATATTGACTCTTCTCCAAAAAAATCTTTTAATTCACCTATAACCTTATGTGTTGTTATGGGATGTGGTTTAAAATATATATTATCTTTGTGATCTTTTGCTATCTGTTTTAGTTTATTTATACAAACATGCGATTGAACTTTATTAGAACCTGGTAAAACGACAAGATTATCTTTATCTTCATATCGATCAAAATTCTTTTTTCTATATTTATATTTATTTGCTATTTTATTTTTAATATTGCTTTTTAGATAACCAACCCAATCATCAGGTTTTTTGACATTATCATTATAAGCATCCATAATTTGCTCAGTTCTTATCTTCCCATTTAAAGGTTGACAAATAAAATTTGTTGCAAATTCGGTATAACCTAATGTCTTGAAATAAGGCATTTCTTCCGCCATTACATCATAACTTGTTTCTATATCTAATTCATCACATTTTCGAATAAAATATCCTTCAATATCTTCTAATTGATATAAATTATCACTTTTTTTTAAAGGACCTATTCTTCCCTTTAAAACTTTTTTATTAAACATTTCCATATTATTTGATTTAATTTACTATATATTATATAATTACACGTTTTTATTGTTTTCTACTAACTAGTAGATCTAGTCCAATCTGTTCTTTCTGTACTCCAATTTTTAACATATGTACTATACCAAGATTTTGTTGTATTTTGACCAGTTGTTGTATTAAATGTTGTTGTTGTACTATGTGAAGTATTATACGTTGTAGTGTACGTAGTTGTTGTGCTTTTAGAAGTATTATATGTTGTAGTAGTACTTTGTGATGTATTCCACTCAGTGTTATATGTTGTTGTAGTAGATTGACTAGTATTAAATGTTGTTGTTGTGGAATTTGAAGTATTATAAGTTGTTGTTGTACTATTATTAGTACTATAAGTTGTGGTAGTACTCTTTGATGTGTTGTAGGTTGTAGTTGTACTTTTAGTTGTATTATAAGTTGTAGTGGTAGATTTACTAGTTTCTATTTCCGTATTGTATGTTGTTGTGGTACTATGTGAAGTATTATAAGTTGTAGTGGTGGATTTACTTGTGTTATATGTAGTGTTATAAGTTGTAGTGGTACTATGACTAGTAGCGGTTGCGTATGTAGTTGTTGTAGATTTGGTAGTTTCTTGACTAGTCTCATATGTTGTTGTGGTTGAATGAGACGTGTTATACGTCGTGGTTGTACTGTGTGATGTGTTTGTATTATATGTAGTTGTAGTGGTTTTACTAGTTTCTTGACTAGTTTCGAATGTTGTCGTAGTACTTTGATTTGTATTAAATGTTGTTGTGGTAGAATGATTCGTTGAATACGTGGTGTTATATGTTGTTGTGGTAGATGAAGAAGTATTATAAGTCGTAGTAGTACTATGAGATGTATTTGTATTATACGTAGTAGTAGTACTGTGACTTGTATTATATGTAGTAGTTGTACTATGTGAGGTATTATATGAGGTAGTTGTACTATGACTGGTGGCTGTAGCGTATGAAGTTGTTGTACTATGTGATGTGTTATAACTTGTGGTTGTACTATGTGACGTATTATAACTCGTGGTTGTACTATGACTTGTATTATAACTTGTGGTTGTACTATGACTAGTAGCCGTAGCATATGAAGTAGTAGTATTATATGTAGTAGTAGTACTATGGGACGTTGCTGTTGCTTGACTAGTACCCCAAGTTGTTGTTGTGTTTTTACTAGTTCCTACACAGGTTTGAGTATTAGGCATTTGTAAATCCTCCTTTCTTAATCAAAATATCGTTTACAAAATAATTATGATCTAGTTTTAAATGAATTGTGTTGTAAACATTATCATCACTACTATCAAAATCTAATTTTGTTATTTCCACTTCAGTATTATCTATTTTATAAAGTTTATCACCAACGACTAATTCCCTAACATTTTTTTCAATCCATGCACCATCGCGTTTTATAATCATTGGTTGATTTCCAGTAACTGTTAACAAATTGGTATTAATTTTCCATATACCACAAGTGGTAACTCCCCATGCTTCATGACCGTCTGTGTTTGGTGTTAAAACTGGATTAGCGGT